ATAATACGATTAAATAGTGATGGTACTATAGACCCAACATTTAATATTACTGGCGGGAAAGTTCAAACTTTGTATCGCGTAGACATGTATTCATATGCCCCAACTTTAAATTCTATTGTTGGAATCAATCCTAGCGGTCGTGTTCCCTATGACTATATTTACAATGAATTTGGTGGTTTTATTTACTATAATATTACTTATAATCCAGTAACAGGAGCTGTTCGATTTTATATGAATGGTAGACTTCGAGGTTCATTATCTTTAGCAGCCGGATCAAATTACCCATTGTGGTTAAAATTTTTATTTGGTAGTGAAACTTCATATTTATCATATCTACATGCATATGATAGAGAATTATCTCAACAAGAAATATTTCAAAACTATAATGCGATAAAAACACGTTTTGGCTTAACATAATATTTATATAAAAAAAGGAAACATGGCAGTACAAGTAACCGGGTTGTTCCAAAACCCACAAACGGGATTGATTTATCAATCACCATTATTAACATTAGTACCACATTTACAATATGCAGGTGCAATTGCAATGGATGTATTTATTGCAGGTAATGGAGCTGTTGGATACCAAAGTATCGACAAATCAACGTTGACATATGATGCAACAATTACAGATGCATATACACAATTAATTGACGCGTTGGATCAATACGTAATTGATAATCTTAAAGATGCAAACGACATCAACAAAGCTTCAACATTTGAAAAATATACTCCACCAACACCAACGGTAGAAGAAACACCTGTTGTAGAATAATTTATAAAATATTTGGATTTTGTAGAAAAAATATATATAATAAAAATACATAAGTTACAAAAAGGAAAACATGACACAAGAAACAAAATTTTTGTCGGAAGACGAATTAACAAGAATGAAAGAAATTCAAACTAAAACACAATCTTTAGTTACTGAATTAGGCGAAATTGAATTGATAAAATTACAATTAGCAACACGTCACGAAGCAGCTAATGCATTCTTAACAGAATTATCAATGGCAGAAAAAGAATTCACCAAAGAAGTATTCGATAAATACGGTAAATCAAGTATTCACCCAGTTACTGGCGAAATCACACCAATGAACTAATTCTTATGACAAAAAAATTAGATAAAGAGCACGTTGACGAAATTCAAACGCTTCGAGAATTATTTGCACAGAATGCTAGTGCTTTAGGTACAATTGTAATTGATAAATCATTTGTAGACGCCCGAGCAAAAAAATTAGAAGACGAACAACGACGACTACTAAATCAATTTGAATCATTGCGAGAACAAGAATCAGTGTTAATGGACAAGATGCGCGATCGTTATGGTGAAGGTCAAATTAATTTAGTTGACGGCACCTTTACTCCGGATTCAGGTTTGGATCAATAATACTATATTTATATAAAACAAAATCATAGGAGTTTAAATGGCAGAAAGAATAGTTTCGCCAGGCGTATTTACGAATGAAGTAGATCAATCGTTTTTAGCTGGTGGAGTTGCACAAATTGGTGCAGCAATCGTAGGACCGACAGTAAAAGGTCCTGCACTTATTCCTACGCAAATAACATCATATGGAGAATTTGAAGCAACATTCGGTGGATTCACTGATGATTCTTACGTTCCATATGTAGTACAAGATTATTTGCGTCATGGAAATGTAATTACAGTAACACGTTTATTGTATGAAGATGGGTATAAATTAACTAATGGTGCATTGGCAATTGTTGCTACATCTGCATCTGTATCTTCAGTGATGCAAGTTTTACATCCAACTCAAGCAGTAACAACTGATGGTACAACAGCATTGTTTGAAGATTCAACATTAACAAGTGCTGGCTCAGGATCATATGCAATTAAATTGTCAGGTTCTTATTCAGCAGCTGCTGATAATGCAATTGGTTTCGGCGGCGATGGTACTTTCCTTACTTTAGAAGGTATTGCAATCTCAGGATCAGTTGTTGACACAAACAACAAGTATACAGGTAAAGTATTTGGTAACTCACCAAAATCAATTGATTATCCGGTATATGTTGCATATGAAAATAAATCAACGTCTTTATTTAATAATATTGGCGATGTAACAGTTAGTTTGGTTAAACTATCAAACTTTGAATTGTTGCAAGATTATTCAACAGCAGCAACACCATGGATCACATCACAAAAAATTGGATCTGTTGCAAAAGATTTATTCCGATTCTATACATTGTCTCACGGTACATCCGTAAACCACGAAGTTAAGGTAGGTATCCGCGATATTAAAACAGCTTCTGAAGTTTCTGACCCTAATGGGTACGGAACATTTACAGTTGAGGTACGACGCGTAAATACATTGACACCGGGTATTGCAAATTCACCATATTCATCAACTGACACTGATGCAACACCAGATCGTGTTGAAACATTCTTGAATGTGAATCTTGATCCAACTTCTCCAAAATACATTGCGAGAGTTATTGGTGATCGTTACCAAACGGTTGATGCTAACGGAAACATGTTAGTAAATGGAGATTATCCAAATAACTCCAAATATATTCGTGTAGATGTGACAGATGCAGTATCAAATGCAACAAATGATAAAACATTGATACCATTTGGCTTCCGAGCATTGTATTCTCCAATTCCAATGGCGGGATCTGCAAACATTGTTTCAGCATCATATGTAACATCACAAACTATTGGTTCTGGTTCGAGTGCAGTATTTAGTTCAAACAACTTCCACGGGTTTGATTATACGGCTCAAGCTAACATGAACTATTTAGCTCCATTGTTGACTTCTGGTTCAACTGTTGCAACAAATGCAGATTTCTATTTAGGAAATGTATCACAATCAGCTAATGCCGGATATCCAACTTTAACTGCTCCATACTCAGGATCAATTGAAACTGTATTAAATAATGGTACAATATCAACATATGTTGCATTATCGACTCGTAAGTTCATAGTACCATTCCAAGGTGGATTTGATGGCGCTAAACCAAATTTGAAAAAATATTCTGGAACTAACATTGCAGGATCAAATACATTTGGTTTTGATTGTTCAACATCAACATCAACTGGTACGGTTGCTTATAACAAAGCATTTACATTGTTAAGCAACACTGATTATTATGATATGAATTTATTAGTTACCCCAGGTATCATTCATTCATTGCATCCAGCAGTAACATCATTGGCTCGTTCATTAGCAGAAAATCGTCAAGATACATTCTATGTAATGGATTCAAATGCATTAACTGATACTATTTCAACGGTAACTTCACAAGTAACAGATTTAGATAGCAATTATACAGCAACATATTGGCCGTGGGTTCGTACAACTAATCCAGCAAAAAATATTCCAGTATGGGTTCCTGCATCAGTAATGATTCCAGGTGTATTAGCATTCAATGATTCAGTAACCGCACCATGGTATGCACCAGCAGGTTTGAATAGAGGTGGCCTAACGGCTGTATCTGATACATATAAGCGCTTATCACAATCAGATCGTGATGCATTATATGAAGCTCGCGTTAACCCTATTGCTAACTTCTTAAATGATGGCATCGTGGTTTGGGGTCAAAAGACCTTGCAAGCTCGTCCAAGTGCATTAGATCGTGTCAATGTACGTCGTTTGCTTATCGAAGTTAAGAAGTTTATTGCATCCTCTACTCGTTACTTAGTATTTGAGCAAAACACGACTGCAACTCGTAACCGATTCTTAAGCATTGTTAATCCATATATGGAACAAGTACGTGCAAAACAAGGATTGTATGCATTCCGTGTTGTTATGGATCAAAGCAATAACACAGCAGATTTGATTGACCAGAATATCCTTTACGGACAAATATTCCTTCAACCAACTCGTACGGCTGAATTCATTATTTTAGATTTCAATATTCAACCTACAGGAGCTAGTTTCCCAGGAGCATAAGAAAAATAAAATAAATTTTTGGAAAGGTAGGACTTCGGTTCTACCTTTTTTTATGTCCGCAATATTTATATTAAAAATAAGGACAATTAAAATGGCATTATTCGACCAAATAAACCAAAACTTGGCTTACGCTTCAGAAAATGAGATGTTTGATGCTGCGTTTTCATGGGAACCGAAACGTAAACACCAGTTCATCATGGAATTGGACGGCATTCCTGCATATCTAATAAAAACATCAGGTAAACCATCAATGAAAAATGGTGAAGTTGCATTAGATCATATCAATGTTAAGCGTTATGTAAAAGGAAAATCAGAATGGGATACATTAGCAGTATCATTGTATGATCCTATCGTTCCTTCTGCAGCACAGGCAGTTATGGATTGGGTACGTTTACATCATGAATCTGCAACTGGTAGAGATGGGTATTCTTCATATTATAAAAAAGAAGTACGTTTGCATCAATTATCACCATTAGGTGAAGTAGTTGAAGAATGGATCTTGAAAGGTGCATTTATTACCGATGCAAAATTTGGAGATTTTGATTGGAGTGCTGATGATGTTCAAACAGTAGATTTCACACTTCGTTACGATTGGGCATTCTTGAATTTCTAATGTATACGATTCGATTATTATAATGGGAGTTTCGGCTCCCATTTTTTGTGTTCTAGGTATTTATAATAAAGGTTATATAATATGAGTAATACAACAAGATTAGGCAATACAGACATCGTAAATATTGCTAAACAACGGTTTGACAAACAACAAAGAAGTAAACTTCCAAGCATCATTGTAAATTTACCAAGCAATGGATTAGTTTATCCAAAATCACATCCATTAGCATCCGGACAAGTTGAAATGCGTTACATGACAGCATATGATGAAGATATTCTAACAAATGCAACATATTTGCGAGAAGCTGTTATTTTTGATAAATTGTTAGAAGCTCTTATTGTGTCAGATATCGATATACATGACATTGTATCAGCAGATCGCGATGCTCTTATTATTAATGCTCGCATAGTATCTTACGGTTCTGAATATCCAGTTCAGGTAACTGCCCCAGATGGTAAAATAATAGATGCTGTAGTTGACTTAAAAAACATACAAGCTAAACCATTCACATTAGTTGCAGATGACAACGGCGAATTTGAATACGATTTAAAATCCGGAACAAAATTAAAATTCGGATATGCAACCACAATAACATCAACATCAGTTTCTGAATTATTGAAATTAATTATTCGTGAAGTAGATGGTGATCGTTCAGCAACACGAATTGAGGAATTTATCCGTTATGAATTTTTAGCTGGCGAAGCAAAACGATTCCGAGAATTTGTAGAATCAAATGCACCTGGTTTGAATTTTGAATATGAATTCGAAGGTGAAGATGGAGGCGCCTTCACTGCAAGGTTTCCAATTGGAGCAGACCTTTTTTGGTTTTAAACCAGAAGACCGAGTACCACTCCATGAAAATATATTCGATATGATTTGGTATGCTGAAGGTCGATGGTCATGGGATGATATTTATCATATGCCTATTTTCTTGCGTAAATTTTATGTTAAAAAAATGAATAAAATTTTCCAACAAAAAATAGAACGGGATGAAGAACAAATACAAGAACGAACAAAAAATGCTCAGACAAAACATTTGCCCCGAAAACCGTATTGATAAATATTTATACTAAATGAATAAGACTCCCTCACATATAATCCAAAAACTAAAACAACAACCTAAACAAGGTATGCCTGGTTTTTGGGATGATTTAGTAAATGCCGGTGGTAAAGGAATAGATGCTGCCGCGGCTGGTATTGAGGCAGTAGGTAATCAAGCAAATCAAGCAGTATTAGGCATAGGGTTATTATCAACATCAGCTGAAACATTAGCACTTAAATTTAGAGACGCAGCAAAACAAACAGCAATGTTTGAAAATGAATCTGCAGATTTGGCTAAGACATTTGGTATTAACATAGTAGAAGCCCAGAATTTAAATGTAGCTTTAGATAAAATTGCTGGTAGTTTCCAAGGAGGTTCAAAATATCTTCGCACATATGTATCTAATTTAAAAGGATTAACTGGTGGATTTGCTGCAAATGAAAAGTTTCTATCTGGAAAATATGGTACTTCATTATTAAAGACCCAGGAAATTTTAGTAACAAATCTAAAATTAACAGGTGATCAGGCAAATAAATATGCTGCATTCGCTGCATCTGCAGGTAATTCTAGTACCGAACAAATAGTATTACAACAATCGATTGCTGATCAGATAGAAAAGTCAACCGGATTAACTGGCGTTTTCCGTGATAGTATATCAGATATATCTGAATTGTCAGCAGATGTTCAGTTACAGTATTCAAAAATGCCAGGTAATTTAGAGTTAGCAGTTGTTAAAGCCCGCCAACTTGGATTAAAAATGTCAGATTTACACAAAACTGGCAAGCAACTTTTAAACATCGAATCTAGCATCGGGGATGAATTAGAATACCAATTATTATCCGGAAATCGTTTAGTCGATCAACAAGGTAATAGTTTAACTAATCAATATCGTCAAGCTGTAATGAGTAAAGATGCAAATAAACAAGCAGACTTACTAAATCAGATATTAAAACAAGAAGGCAGTACCTTAGAAAATAATTTATTTGCTAGGGAACAAATGTCTAAATTGCTTGGAATGGATGAAGCTGCAATATCTCAAGCACTTCAGAAACAAAAAGTATTAAGTAAAATTGAATCAGAATTAGGCGGAAATATCAAAAATTTATTTGATAAAGATTCAGCACAGATTACTGCAGCCGTTAATCAATTAGATTCATTTAAAGCCTTAGATGATACAGCAAAAAAGAAATATTTAGATGAAATACAAGGCCTTCGTACTGTACAAACTACAGATGAAATGATGTTGCAGGGTATTGATCAAATGGTCTCGTTGCTACAAACATCTGTTTATAAATCATATGGCGATAAAGGTATTAAAATGTCTGAAATATTCCAGGCACGTAAAGAATCTTTGAGAGCTGGCTCTGAACAAATCAATACCGATATCGGCGCCGGATTTAGTAGCCAAACAGCACAAGCAGCAACCGCCGTATTAGGGGCAGGAACCACTACTGCTGGAGCACTAAGTCAAATTCCAGGCCTAGGTAAATTATCTAGTTTAGCTATCACTCCACAACGAGCAAATGTATATGCAACTACCGTAACATTGTCTACTGGGAATGCAACTTCATTGGAGGATGGTGTTATTGCACCTGGTGGCGGCAAAGTATTATTTAGTGGAGGTAAAGCTTCATTGTTTGGTGCTGATGATTATGTAACAGCATCAACAAATAATCCATTAACAGCTGGAGGCGGTGGTAATTCTGCAGCACTATTTGCAGCAGCTGCACAATCAATTGTATCTGCAATTAAAACACAAACTGATGCATTAACAAGTAATAGCGGACTTAATTCAGCACCATGGAGTTAAACATATGTTAAAACCTACAACATTATCAACATCATGGATAAAAAATCCAACGAATACAGCTCCAGCACAATTCTTGCCTGGCCCGGATCGATATCGTAATTGGACATCTGGTCAACCGGTTCATACCAATGTAAATTTAAAAACTACAGCAACAAATTTATTAGGATTAGCTGCATTATCATTTGGTTCAATTACCGGTATTCCACAAATTGGTCAAGTCGGCGAATCTTTAGCAGATGGTTTTGAAAATTCATTATCAGGACGTTATACTACATTACCATTGAACCGATTAACAAATAAATTATTTCCTGGTACAAATATAACAACACCGGTTTTATATCCAGATTTTAGATCTAAATTCAATGTTCAATTAGATGATAAAACTGGAGTTAGTTTAGGAAATCAACTTTTATCATTTGCTACATCTAGACGTCTAGACGGATTAAGTGCAGCAACACGTGGCTCAGTTAAAGCAGGTATTTATTCAGGTTTAGCAGCAACACCGATTGGGGCATATAGCACATTTAATTTAGATGGTGCTGGTATTTCTGGATATGGTTGGGGTGAACATGATAATCCACACGCAATACGCAAAGACTTTACAATGAGAAGCCATGTTGCAAAAAATTGGAGTCCTAAAAGCAATTTAGTTAGTCTCAATAAATCATCTGTAACATATAAAGGAAGTTACCAAAAAACAAAGAATCCTGTCGAAGTAGCAACACCATTTCGTGGCGACCGTGTCAATGTTATTGATTTTGGACAACGTGCTTTAAAGGATGCGTATTTATGGAATCCCAGTCGACAAACAGATAAATTTTTAGGAATGGATTTAAATAAAACTTCCATTACACAAGACTTTATTAAATTTTATTTTACTGGTCCTAAGTTAGATCCGAGTAAAAAGTATTTAATGGATGAAGATGATATCATAGTGTTCCGTGCAGTTATAACTAGTTTATCAGATACATTTACTCCAGAATGGGCTCCACAAAATATGATAGGTCGAGCCGACCCAAATTATATATACAGTGGATATGCTCGTAGCATCTCAATTAACTTTGATATATATGCTACAGATCGAGATGAGATGCAGCCTATCTATCGCAAATTAAATGCATTAGCTGGTTATACGGCTCCGACATATGATCCTAGTTCAATTACAATGGAAGCTCCATGGATGCGTTTAACGATTGGTGATTTATTCTATCAACAACCAGCAATTATAAATGCACTATCTTATACATATGCAATGGATGCCCCATGGGAAATTAACATTGAAGATGATCCAAATATGATGCAAGTCCCTATGAAAATTTCAGTGCAATGTGGATTTAATTTAATAATGGATCAACTTCCACAAAAAGGTGGCCGCTTCTTTACATTAGCAAAAAGATTTGAAGCAGATGGAACGCCTATAACTGGAAATGATAACTGGTTAAGTGATACGAATGGAAACTTTAACGCATTAGATGAAGAGACTCGTACGAAATCACAAAAAGGTAAAGTTGTTGGTAAATCAACACCTAGTAGAAATCCGACTACGACTCTTACGACTGAACAACAAGCTGCCGTTGATGCTCTTAATAAATTTGGATCACTACCAATATAAAGGAATGAAATGCGTTATTCAACAACACAAATATTAAAAGATGAAAATCTTCGAAGATATTTTAATACTGTAATTCTACCTTCAGCTCCTGAATCGAATGGTGATATATTCATACAAACAACAACGGTTGATCGGTTAGATAAATTAGCATACGTATTCTATGATGATGCAACCCAATGGTGGGTGATTGCATCTGCAAATGGTTTAGGAAAAGGAACATATATGGTTCCTGCTAATACAAGATTAAGAATACCAAATCCAACAATTAATATGCAACAAGTTATTATCGAAACAAACAACGACCGATGAATATATTTTATACAGAAGTAGATGCTAATTTACAAAAAGAACTCAATGCTAGAGGTAGTTCCGGTTTTTACGACCGAAGTACCAATGCAATTGACTTCATGGTAGGTAAAATAGCAAATGTAAAAATAACAGCATATGACAAAAATGACTCCGCCGGCAATGTGGTAGGAGTATTAGGTGGCGACCAAACGAGAACCGGTAGATTTATGCCAACCGGTCCGGATGGGTATTTAACTGATAGTAAAATAACACAACATGAACTTACATTTTATACGGAAACAGATGTAGAAAAAGATCCAAAAGCCGTTGTTGGAAATGCATATACGCGCCCACATACATTTATTGATAAAACAAAAAGAACTGGCCCATATATTACAAATGTTGATATTTCAATTGGTGACCATTCAATGGGTTTATTGAATAAAGCAACTGTACAGTTTACAATTCCAAATATTACAAGAGATTTAGATGTAGTTGAACAAATTTGGTTTCGACCAGGTCGCTACATTAGTATCGATATTGAACATCCTAAATCTGCATTAGTTTCAACATCTGGTACTACTGCTACAACGAACGGATTGTTAACACCATTATCAATTCCAAATCGAGAAAAACTACTAAAACTATATCCATCATGGAAAACTGAAATGGATAAGTTTATTACACAAATGTCTCGAATGAATGCAGTCCGATTTGAAGGATTAATTACACAATTTGATTTTCAATTTACACCCGATGGTACAATTACCGCAACATTAAGTGTTACTGGTACTAGCAATGTATACACTGATATATCAATGTATTTAGATTCTAACAAAGCAAAAATTGATCAAGGACCTAAACCATTTAGTCCAACGGATTTAGTTGTTACTAGTAGCCGCAAAGAATTTTACGAGGTATTGTATGATAACTGCATGAATTTGCAATCTAACATAACTAAAAATAGTAAAGATAAACAGGCTCAATACATTATTCCATATACCAACGAAACCGGATTGAATCCAGAAAATACCGATCGCTTTATTTTATTCGGAGAACCATATAAACCGACAACTGCAACTAATTTAGTTCAGAAAAATACAACAGCCGAATCAAATTATTCAATATACATAACATTTGGTGGATTGATTCATTTTGTTAACAACTATATTTTAACAAAAATAGAAGGTTCGGTATCTGTACCAGAAATTGTATTCAGTGATACAGCTTGTTATAGCAATTATTACGAACGATTAGTATCAGCTGATCCAGAAAATGTTTTATTATTACCAGCTTCTACGAATTCGACTGATTGCAATACATATGGCGAATTAGTATATTATGCCAATGTAAACAGCAACATAGATACATATTCTGTTAATTCATTGAATATGCAAAAATGGCCCGGTGTTTATTCATATGCAGGAAATGCTGGTAAGTATTATCCTTCTCGTATTTTTATAAACTTAGAAAAAATTCAAACCGTTGTAAATAATTTAACGGCTGAAGGAACAAAAAGTTTCTCAGTATCATCATTTATATCTACAATTTGTGACTTAGTAAAATTTAATACTGGTGGAGCCATAGAATTAAAATTAGTTAGTCACCCAACACTTACTACTAAGCTAATGTTAATGGATGATAAATATATAAACGGTAAACGTGTTGATGATACAAAAACCGTAGTACCATATTCAGTACCGATGTTTTCAAATCATCCAAATGGGAGTGTAGTTCAAGAGTTTTCATTTTCAGCAAAATTGCCTGAGTCTGCTAAAAATTTATCCTATGTATTAAACAGTGGCGATGATGTAACTGAATTAGATGTAGCACCATATATGAACTTCATGTATAATGCACAAAATAAAGATGAGCTAAATAAACTGCAACAACGATATCGCGACGCACATGAAACGGTATTAGAAAATTTAGCGGCGTCTAGAACAAAATTTGGTGAATCACCAGGCATTCCTGAGTTGCAAACAGCTTTGCGAAAATCATTAGCAGAATACATAAAAAAACCATTCAATGATTTTAGAACGTCTGCACAGATGACAGCTCCGATATTTCCATTTGAAGCTTCAATTACACTGAATGGCATTCATGGATTTAAATATGGAGATGTATTGCAGTTCGAAGCATTACCAATGAGATACCGAATGAATACGGTATTTAGTGTAATAAGTATATCACATTCAGTATCAACTTCAGGCGAATGGAATACTACACTTAAATGTATAATGAGACCTAGTATAGATTAATTATGAGAATAAAAACATATTATACTGAAGATGAAATTGTCAATGGGTTATATACCTTAGGTGGTGAATTTAGCACAGATGATAATATGGAATACATAGGTCCATATCATCGTTATACAACAACCAATGAAATATATACTGAATCGAAATGGAATTTGCGTTTATCTTTAAGATTGAAACCATATTCCAAATTACCAGAAGCAGTAAAAACATATAAATCATTGAAAACAGTTCCAATATCAGGATTTGAATCTGTTACAAATACAACTGCAACTATAACTACTGCAGATATTGCTGCTGGTTATGTTACACGTTATTTTTGCAAAAAACGAAATTCAGACATAGTTATTGAGATTGATAAAATACAATATGATAAATGGATCAACCAATTGATTGATCGAATCATGTATGATGCTGTCCCGGTAACATGGAAAATAACAGGTCCATTGCATGATACTGTTGAGAATAATATAACAGTTCCAGGTGTATTAGAATACAACCGCAAACAATTATTAGAAATTCAAAACACAATACCAACCATAATGAATTACGTTACAGATTATGCAGAGTATTACATTGACAATGAATTTGTTATCCCAAAAGATATAAACGGTTTGGATTCTTAAGTTTTTTTTCTTATTATACTACTATATGATAGTGGATAGTATAGAAGAAGTTGATGGGCTATTAAAGTGCATTAACAATCGCAAGACATTACTAGTCCCAATTTTTTCTAGTCCAACATATCATGTAACACAGAATCCGTTAATTGCAATTTATGTTTATACTGAAGATGATGTAGAACGCATTGTTCCGATACGACATACTGAACAACTAAGGGGCTTCCCAGAACGTGTACAAGACTTTTTAAATTTAAATAATATCTTTATCCATGACAAGAAACAATGGCTTCAAATCGGAGGAAATGGGGATGTATGGGATGTTAAAACATTGTGGTGGTATACATATGGAGAATCCTATGATGAATCTCACTATCCAACCGCAGCTCATCAATTTTATT